AAGTGGCGTAGCAAGAGGGTTCTTTGGTACAGTACCCTTTTTCTCTTCTTGTGGAACTTCGCCAAGTTCAGTAGCGTCTTCTTCTGGTGGGTCTAGAAGATACTCTTCGTATTCGTCTTTGTAGTATTCGTCGTAGTGCTCTGTTTGTTCTTTCTTCAAGAACTCATCAACGTGATAAACAACGAGTTGTAGCACGGAGCGGTCTTCTGTTGGTTTGCCGTATGTTCCCTCTAGAGAAGCATAAATGTTTCCACCCTGAACTGTTTCTGGTTTAATGATGCCAGCTTTGACAAAGTAGTCCATAAGGCGCTTCATAGCGGCGTATGCATCATCTGTGTAGTTGCCGTCTTTTGCAAAACAAAAAAGCTTGTCTTTCTTTGCAATAATAGTAATATAAGGGTGTGTGAGAAACATAAGTTCGCCGTCAAGAGTCTTCGTGACAGCCACTTTCTTTTTTAGTGTCTCCATTTCTTTTTGGCGACGAATCTTTATTTTAATTGTCATCGGACTGAATCTCACTTACCAGCTTTTGAATTTTTAGAACATCGATAACTGTGTTCTCATTTACTTTTTGCTTACCAACATTTTCTAAAATGTCAATAACTTTTTGTGTGTTCTCGACCATTATCTCGTCTTCTTTGATTTCGGGAAGGTCAAGGCTTTCGGATAGAACACCTTTGAGGCGACCCAACTCTTCGTTTAGGAAAGAAACCAAACCAGTGTGGTCGGCAATGAAAAGGCTTAGAACCTCTCTTTGTTCTGGTAGTAGGGAAGAATACTCACGGTTGAATACTTTAACGTATTGTTTAAATGTGAAGTCGTCCATACTCTTTGTTTGTGGAGTAAGAACTTTCTTGCCTGTCATTTCTTTTAGAAGGTTGGTTTCCAAAAGAACTTTTGCTTTACCAACTGTTTCGTCTGAAAAGAGTTGTGCAATGCTCGCTAAGGAGCGGTAGTTTGGAACATAGTTGTTGTACACTCTTGGAGTGATAGTTTTATTTACTTCTGAAATAAGGAAAGACTGTCTCTTGAACACTTCTTTCTTATCGAGTTGGTGGTAGGAGTTGCGGCACTCAACAATAATCTTTACTGCGGTTAGCTCATCAACTTCTTTTGTTTCGTAAATGCTTTTGTAAAGTTGGAGTTCTTTGTGAAGAATGGTGCCTTTGCCAAAGTGCTCTTTAATAACTTTTAAAACTTTTTGTTTCTTCTTGTTATCTCCGCGAATAGCAGCCTTGGTCATTTCACGAACCAGTGCTTCAAATAAAAATGCGGTGTTTCTTTTCTTGTTATGTTTAGCCATTCTTGTTCTCCAAACTTTCTATTAGTTTTTCGATTTCCTTATTGGAGTTCAGAATCTCCGACTCCATATCCTCATAAATAGTTTTGCTTTCATTAAAAACATAGCCCTGGGCGAGTTTATTCAACTCTTCCGCGCCTGTGGCACGGGCTGTGGTGCGTTGACCACCTAATGGGTTAGCAAGAGAGGAGTTGTGGCGCTTTTTTGCGCCTGCTTGTCGCTTGTCTTCATATTTTTTCTTGGGTTTGTAATTCTTACCCTTAGACTTGTTAGTGGTTGTTGTTCCATCTGGAAAGGTATAGTGGATAGTATCCTCATCAGCCTCGGTTAGTTCTTCTTCCCCTGGTTCAGCCAAGAGCGGACTCTCTTCACCAGCGGCTTCTTCTTCTCCACCAAGGTCGAGTTCTTCACCTTCACCACCCAAGTCAAGTTCATCACCGCCACCAAGGTCGAGCCCACCGGCATCACCACCTTCTTCTGGTGCTTGACCAGCGGCTTCCACAGAGGCTCTAAACTTTGCATCATAGAACATCTCCTGTTCGTTGCGAACAAACTCTTCGTCGGTCATGTTGAATAGACGTGTGGCTATCCAGCGACGTGAAACAAAACCGTCTGTTGCAGCGGAGGCAACAGAGAACTTCTTCTCCCAGTGCTCTAGCTCTTGTAGCTCGGCAATCTTGCTTGGGTTGTTTAGTTTGAGCTTGAATGACAGAAGGTCGTCGCCTCTGTATCCTAGAACGTAAAGGTGAACAATACAAATCTTTTCTAGCTCGGAAACAACTGAGCGTTGGAGTCTTTGGATAGTTCTAGCGAAACGAATGTCTTTCTGGGCTAGTGTTGTCTTGTCCTCGTCTGCCCCTTCGCCACGGGCTAGGTAAGAACGTGGAATTTTGAGAGCGGAGAACAGCTTATCACGGAGGTAGTTTACGTCGTCAATGTCGCCTGTGAAAGCACCACCGGGAAGGTTCTCAATACGAGAGCTTTGACCACCACGAACTGGAATGTAGTAGTCTTCGTCAATAGACATTGGGTTGTAGCGAAGGTCTACTCTACCTGTGTCGGGGTCGACAACTTGGTTTCTTTTTAGAGAAGTTTTGACCCTCTCCATGTATTGTTCAACATCTTCAGGAGCAATAGAGCCAACATCAATGTAAAAAATTCTTCTCTCGGGCGAACGAACAATGCGGTAAGCCATCATTGCGTCTTCAAGCATTGTTAGCTGACGCCAAATGCGTCTGGCAGGCTCTAGCACCGATGTTCCGTATGGTGAGTATTTGTCGTTGCCAAGAATACGGAAGTGTGCTACTTGCCAGTTCTCAAAGGTCATACCTGCGGAGTTCCATTGGTACTGAACATAGTTTGGGTTAGTTTTATCTTCGCCCTCTAGTCTCTCAACCTCTCCACCGGGAAGAGAAAGAACAGACTTAATGCCAAGCTTTTCATCAACATCAAGGTAAAGGTAGTAGTCACCCTGCTTGCACATACCACGAGCCCAACCATAAAGGTTGAACTCAACGTTTAGCACGTCGTAAAGAAGTGTGTTAATGGTTGAACGAATCTCATCGTTGTGGCAGATGATATGGAGCAGGGGCTGTAGGTCAGAGAATGTGGTCATCTCGTCGGCATAAATGTCGAGAGTTGAAGCAATCTCTGGTGTGTACTCCATTTGGTCAAAGTCGAGGTATCTTTCGATTCTGTTTTGTGAAGCGTAGTATTTTGCTGAATAGTTTTCGTAAACATTGTTTTCGGTTTTCTTAAACTGCTTACCTGAAAGTGAGGTAAACTTTGTTCCGTATTTGTCCAACTGTCTGCGACGATAACGCTTTTGTTGTTCAGCCTCGTAGTTAACAAGCGGACCAGAAAACAATCTGGTCAACAGTTTGTATAGTGGGCTTGCTTCGTTTCTTGGGTTTCTTGGGTCTGCCATTTTTTATCCCTTCAATAGAGCGATGTAATTCTTTTGTGCGTAAGCTTGTGATTGCTTATGTTTGTTGGGAGAAAAAGAATCTTGTTTTGCTTTGTATCCCGTCATTCCTGCAATCCTGCTATCGTACTTTGTCTTTGATGTGCTTATCGAAGACAACATCGCTTTTCGGTAATCTAACTCTCTTTGGTTTACAACTAATGCTGTGTCTCTGACCCAGCAGGAAATAGCAGTAGCCATAACCAAGTCGTCGTTATAACTTCTTTGCGCCTCGGCTCTGCCATTGTTCCAAATGAACGTCGTCATTTCATTATACAACCTAGCCGAGTTTATTTTAATTAGTTTATTCCTAACAAACTCTTCCAATTTTGCAATAATGAGTGGTCTTGTCTTTGGAGTGGTGGAGAAACCAATAATAGAGTTTGTTATTGCTTCTGCTTGGAGTTTGTCCACATACTGGTGAGTTCCCTTTACTGAGTAGTATAGGTTTGGATGGTCTAGTTCTTTTAGTTTTTCTAGGACTGCAATACCAAGCGAGTTGTTCTCGACCACAGTTAGGCAAAAGCCGTATTCTTTTGATGCATCGTAAATAATGTGGGAGTAGTCGTCTAGGTTTGGTTTGCCTTGGTATTCTGCTACTTGCTCAAAAGTATCGAGACGCCAGATGTGGAACGCAGAGTGGTCCTTGCCGTCGCCACGGGCAACGTCGCCTACAAGTAGGTATTCTGCGCCTTCTTGGTATCCTTCCCAAATCCAGAAGTTGCGGTCCATGCCTGTTTTGTGTGTCGGTTCTACTAGAGAAGTTCTTATTACTTCCATGTCTTCTGGATGGAAAACACCTTCGCCCGATTGGTTGAAGGAGCACTCCAACTCTTGTGCAATTTCACGGCGAGACATGTTGCGGGTTTCTTTTTCAAACCATTCTTGGTCTCTATCTGGGTGGACTTCCCAAGGGAGCCTTATTGGGTTGAAATCATTTTTTCCTTCCTCGGCTTCTGTGTAGGTTTTGTGAAACCAGTTGCCTACGCCATTTGGAGAGGAAAGTGAAATGCAACGACCACCTGTGGATAGCGTTGGGTAAAGACCAGCCCACATCTCATCCATGCCATCAACGAATGCAGCCTCGTCCACTACTAAGAGGGTCAAGGCTTCTGAACGACCTGCGTCACCTGATGTTGAGGATGCTTTAATCTGTGAGCCGTTAGCCAACTCAAAAGAAGTTCTGTTGTCGATGGTAATTTTTGAAATCATCATCCAATCAGGAAGGTTCTTGAAAATGGACTTTACTTTCTTTACGAGGTTTGCTGCTGTCGCAAGTTTTGTTGCAACCACGAGAACATTCTTATCTCTGTGGAAAAGAAGCATCCAAGAGATGTATGCTGCGGCGGTGGTTGAAATACCTAGCTGACGTGCTTTGAGAATAACGTTGAAACGATAATCGTTGAAGTCCCGAATGGCTTCTTCCTGAAAAGGGTAAAGTTTAAACGGGATAAGACCTCTCATTGGGTGAGAGATTTTACAATAGTTTTTAATAAAATAAACGGGGTCTTTACCCGCTCTGAGTATTTCTTGGACTTTCTGCTGTTTGTTTAGTTGATAAGACATTAAGCATTGTTAGGACGGGTATCATTCTTTGGACGTTTGCCAAAACCACCCTGCTCCAAGAACTTCTTGTAGGTATCAGCCATTTCACGCTTATTGACTTCTGCACCAGTTGCGGCTACAACCTCGGAGAGACCAGCGATTTTGTAGCTGCGAACAGCATGAACGAGTGTGCGATAGCGTGAGACATACTCTACATCAACCTTGGCACCATCACCTTCGGCTGTTAGTGTAATGGACTTGCCAGCCTGGGCGCGGTAGTTCTTTTTGAGACCATCAACCAACTTTTGAATCATGTCGTCCATTTCATTTTGGAAACCACTGATGCCATTTTTATATACTTCTTTGAGTGTAATTTCTGCTTCGTATGAAACAACAATCTTATCACCAGCGAAACGAACCTTGCCAGCATCAAACTGTTTGCGGTTTGTGTTTGGGAGTGAGTCTCTTTTTAGACCCAAGTCAACTTCTTCGCCCTTTGAATCGACTGCACCGTCGTATAATTGTCCTGCTGCTACTGAGAGGTCTCTTAGAACTTGTAAATCTGCGTTAGCCATTATTTGGTCTCCAACCTTGTCGCCAGCGTTCTTCACGCCCTTCGACATATTTTATATGACAGGTCTCACAACACTCCCAACGTAAAACAAATATTTCATCACGAGCGGTGAGGTCGTATTTACCACATTGGGGGCAAGAAGTATTGCCACTCCTCATAAGTAGTTTTTTACTCAATAAAACACCCTCTTGCTCCACCTTCTCTTGGAGTTCTTCTTGAGCGAAGTGTTTTTCGTTTATTTTTTTTAGTTCTTGGAGGTATTCTTCCTCCTTGTCTTTGTCCCAATTTTCTTTTGGATTTTGAACTGCGATGTCGCCGTATTTATCTGCTATCGCCTTTTCTACTTTGGCGATGTAGTTTTGGTCTCTTTTCATAAGTCCTCTTACAGAACCCACTTGGGGGTTTCAATGAAACGAATAAAATCTGATGACATCACATTCTTGCTACCTTTGTTAGTAGCA